AACACACAATGGCCGCCGGCGCGTTCTTCCTCGGTGAGCCGATAGCGCGGGCACATCACCAGCATCTCGTTGGTCATTGTGCCTCTGCCGGTCGGCAGTCTCAACGGCAGCGGTTCGCCGCTCGACAGCGCCGCCGACAGGATGTCGCGCGCGACGCGATAGTCGCGCTGCTTAAGCTGCGGACCATCGTTGCCGACGCGATCGTGCGGATACTGGATGCAGTAGCCGCGCACGGTGAACTCGAACGCGCGCCGTCCCATGTCTTCTGCGTAGGGCAGATTCTTTTTCGGGAATTCGTGCATCACGATGCGTCGGCCGTTCTCGATCGCGTTCGCCTCGCAATAGAAATAGGCGTCACCGATCTGCGCCTGCTGTAGCGCGGCGCGCCACGGGCTTTTGATTTTGCCTTCGCTGTCATAAGCCAGTTCGGTGATCAGCATGATTGCCTCAGATCGAAAGCTGTTCGTCGTCACCACCGCGACGCGGCGCTGATTGCGCCGGTTCCATCTGCGTCTGGCGATCGATCTCGGTTTTCTTGAACAGCCCGCCGCCTTCGGCTTCGACCTTGGTGCCACGCGGCGCCTTCACGTCGACGCTGAGCTTGCCGGTGCCGGTGACGCGGGTTTCGTTGCTGGCATTGCTATCGAGCACGCTGCGATCGAACGACGATTGCCCTTCGATCCCGCGCGCCATAGCTGAGCGAAACGCGCGCGAGCCCGCATAGGCGCCTTTCTGGCCGCCGCGCCCGCCCGCGATGTCGAGATGAATCTTGTTCGGGTCGCTCATGTAGCTGGCACCACCACCGATCACGCCGGCGCGCGCCGCTTCCTCGGTGAACTTCAACGCACGCGGATCATCCGGCCCGACGACGTTGCCCTTCTCGTCGAGCAGATTGAAGTCGCCGGCCTTGCCGAAGTTGTGCCGATGGCTGCCGGTGCGCGGGCCGTGCGGGTCTTGCCCGCCTGACGTGACACGCGCCGTCAATCCGGTTTGCGCTCCTGCATAATCGAGCGCGCTTCTCAGCCTTGGATCGAGCGCGAGCTTGCGAATCCCGGCAACCTTTCCCTGCGCTTCGTCGACGTGGCCTGTATCGCGTCCCGCAGCGCCGCCGCTCGCTGGCGTATCGCCCGCGCCCGCGCCTGTGCCGGGTCCGACGCTCGATGCTTGCGGTGGGGCGGGCTGAGCGGCGAACTGTTCGGCCTGAGCACCGCGCACCGACATCTCATGCCCGGTGCGTTGCGGCCGTTCGTAATAACGGCTGACTGCAGCGCCGGCTTCGCGCGCCGTCTTCGTGCCGCGCAATTTATCGCCGGCGCCCTTCTCGGTGTTGTTCAATTCCCAATTAACAGCGGCGAGTTGCTCCTGATAGGACATCTGCGAGATCGGCTTGCCGAACTGACGCTCGATCGCGCGCTGTCGATCCGGATGCCATTGCGCGATGCCGCTCGCTCGGCCGCCGTCGCCTCTCGCCCCGGTCTGGAATTTGCTTTCGGCGTGCAGGTTCGCTGCGATGCCGGCAGCCTGTTCGTGCGACCAGCCCTGACTCTTGAAGTATTCGATCGCCTCCTGCGCGCGGCTGCCGGGAGCGGCGCCACCACCGCGCGCGCCTGCGGGCGTGTTGCCCGCGCCCGCGCCCGTGCCGGGTCCGACGCTGCTGCCATTCGGAGCGCCACCACCGCCGCCACCACGACCGCCTTCGCCCGGGATATTGATGTTGCTCGGCAGACCGCCGCCGCCCGGCATCTGGAAGCCGCTGCTGCCGCCACCGTCCGGTGAATACGATGCGCGCTGGAAGCCGGCCGGCGCACCACCACCACCGCCGCCGCCGCCACCACCGCCGCTCAGATAATTCTTGAAGTCGACCATGCCCTCGAACACGCCGGTGCGGATCGCGCGCGTGAATGCCGACGCGCCGCCGCTGCTACTGCTGTAGCCGCTGTCGCCGCCGCTGTAGGACATGCGGTGAAAGTTCGGCGACGTGCTGCCGGGCGCATCGCGTCGCGATGGATCGCTTCCGACGCCGGGCGGCAACGTGGGGAAGCGTTCGTTGAACGATGCCGCTGGCGGTGCGGCTGGCGCGTCTGACTTGGGAAACATCGGCGTGCCCCAGTCAGGCCGCTTGGTAAACGTATCCAAGACGTTGTAATCGCCGGACGCCCATTTCTCTTCCCACTTTTTCTTGTTCTCTTCCGAAGTCTCGACGCCCATCAACTTCTGCCATCGCGGGTCCATGCCTTCGGCGATGGTCTGCTTGGGATTCGTGATCAGCTTATAAATATAGAGGATTTCCTTCGCGACCTTGGCGATTTCCTTCGATGCGTTCTCGCCGAACGCCTTGCCCCAACTTTCGCCGGTGGTGCCAAGCTCGCGGTTCAGCGCTTGCAGCAATGGGATCAGGCCGGCCTGCAGCGCGGTGATGAACTCGTTATATTCGCGGTCGACCTTCCGCATTTCGGCGTTGAAGCTCTTCGCGATGTCGAGCCGCTTTTTGTATTCCGCTTCCTCGGCTGCGGTCGCGCCCGCAAAGTTCTCGTTGATGATTTGTGCGGCAACGCTCGGATCGAGCTTCAGGGTGCTCAGGAAGCGATTGGTCAATTCGGCGGCCATTGCCATGTTGGCTGTGCCGGTCTCTTTTCTGGTGCGCTCCATCTCTGCGGCGTAGACGCTGCGCGCAGCGCGCAGGGCTTCGGTGAGCGCTTGGGCCGTTTCGCCCCGGCCGGCCATGCCGGTGATGTTCCGGAGGAACGCTTCCATCGCGGCCGGATCGCTGGTCGTTCGCAGCAAGTCTTCACGCGCCTTGCTGCCGATCCGACTGATTTCGGCCAGCGCCGTCTGGAAGTTCGCAACGGCTTGCGAGGCGGCATTGGGATCGACGCCCGCCATTTTCATCTGCTCGACGATCGCCTTCAGGTTTGCGCCGCCGATGCCGAACGTCTTCGCCGTGTTGTCGAGCCGGATCACTTCGTCGGTGAACTTGCGCAGCCCTTCGATCATGAAGTTGCTGATCAAGCCGCCCGCATAAGCCGCCATCGCGGCGCCCATCGAACGCGCCATCGACTGCACCGCGCTCGATGTCTTGGCCGCATGCTCGCGCGTTTGGCCCATCTTGACGCCCAGCGCTTCGACCTCCTTTTGCATCCGCGCGAGCGCATCGCGGTTCTCCTGCCCGCCCAAGGCGCGCAAGTTCTGACGCAGCGTTGCCAGCCCGGTCGACGCATTGTCGATCAGGGTGACTGTCAGCCTCAGTTCTTCGAATTCAGGCATCGTCGCTGTCAGCCGCTTGCTGTTGCCGGCGCATGATCTCGGCAAGCTCGATCGTGCGGCTCAAGTGAAGCTGCACTTCATCGAGTGGCATGTTCAGGAAAACATCCGGCGCTTGGTGGTAGTGGCGCGCGAGCCGGTAGCAATCGAGAATCAAGTCTTTCTCGTCGCCTACCAAGCGTCCGGATCGGGAAGAAAAAAATTGCGTAGCCGATACGCGCACGATGCCCAATCGCGCGGGTCCATCGTATCGAGAAACGGAGACATCACGCCGCTCAGCGCGGTCATCATCAACGTCATCTTGCGTTCGTCCATGATGACATCGCCGCCAGCATCGATGCGAACCGGCAGACCGTTGCGGTTGATGTCCGCGCCGGTTGGCTGCCGGAAAGACAACTCGCGAATCTCGTTGCCCTTGTTGTCGCGGATTGGCTTGCGCGTCAGCTTAACCTTGATCGGCCACGTCTCGACATACGGCTCGGGCTCGGGCGGTGCGGACGGCGCCGCCGACTCGGCCACAGCATCGATTTCTGGCTTCGCCGCCTCATCGACGGCGACGAAGCCCTCACGGACAGGCTTATTCATAGCTGGATTTCCTCACACCACAGACCTTCCCATCGCACGCGCGCCTGCCCGTCGCGGGTGTTGCCCTCCAGCGCGCTTTTGCAAGTCGCACCGGCGAGCGTGTACTGCTTGTTGTTGGCAAGCTGTGCGACGACGGTGACATCCGTCTGCGCATCTAGGTCTTCGAGGTTGACTTCCGGCGTGAGCGAGATGTCGCCCTCGATGTACGGGACGCGCGGCAATTCCTGATAGCCGTGGACGCCGTCCTGTCCGGCGATCATCGTGCGTTCCGTCGGGCTCGGCGAAACGGTGAAGTTGCCTCGCAATGGAAGCTGGTTGCCGTCGACCATCACGAAGGCAATGCCAGCAAAGCGCTGTGCCATTTTAGTCTCCTGATTTTAGAGAGGGATGAGCGCGAGGGGATCAGGCCGCGCGCCCGGTGATGCCGACGGTGGGGCCGATGATCTCGGCGTCGATGCCGCGATCGTATTGCAGCCGGAATTGCGCCAGGACCGCGAACACACGAAGCTGGTTGATCAGGTCCGGCGGGTACAGCACGTTGAGCCGGTTCGGGTCATTCGGATCGCGTTCGACGATCAGATGCTTTTTGAAGTTGCGCGTGTCTTCGACGAGCCCGTTGTACTCATCCATGCGGTACTGCGCGATCAGTTCGGCCTTGGCGATGCCGGGGGTGATGATCGCCTGCCCGGGGCCGAAGCGCGTGCCATCGTTGGCCAGCTTGTGCCTCGGGAATTTGCTGGTGATGGCGTGGCGCTGATTGCGCAACAGCCGCGCCAGAGTCGCCAGCGTGGTGACAAGCTCATAGGCATCGTCGGGGTTGCCATAGAGATTGCGCTGGTAGGTCGTCTGCTCTCGGGCGAGCATCGGCTGATTGTCCGATCCGGTCTTCTGGATCGCGATGCCGCTGAGCGCGAGGCTGTTAAGCTCGGCGAACTTGAAGCGCTCTTGCAACGCCGCCGGCTTGATCTGATTGAGCGAGAGCGACTGCAGCGGGCGCGCCGGATCGTTGATCAGTGCGCGCTGCGCCTTCGCCGCATAGGCCGCCGCCCATTCGAACGCCGGCGACGGACTGCCGACTTCGAAGCCGAGAATCGACACTACGCCCGAATTGCGCGTGCCGCCGAACGTGAGCAGATCGGCGTACATGCCGCGCTTGGCCGAGAAGATGTGGCCGAAAAGCTGACGCTGCCAGCCCCACCGTCCGGAATCCGAGAAGCCGTATTCAAGCTCCCATGCCTGCAGCGACGTCGAGTCGCTGTAGGGCATCGCGACATACTCGAATTCCATCTCACCGAGATTATCAATCGCGTCATCCATCGCCGGCACACCGACGCCGCCGGTGAGCGTGCCGCCGACAGGCAGTGTGATCGACATCCCGGGCG